ACGTTGATGCTTTTGTCCTGAGCTTTCCAGAAAGTATAAGGGCAAAGATAGTCGACGATGTCCTAGAAGCGGTCGAGGGTTTCCTCTCTCAAGGGGAGACCCTCTCTTCTTCTATCGAGACATCTGAGAAGATCAAGGAAGAACTTGCAATTCTATATGCAAAAGCCCAAACCTATGAGAAGCTTTCAATGCTAGAACTCTCTCAGAACACCTTTGCACAGTATTCCCAGCTCGTGGCTCAGGTCCAGGCGGAAAGAAGACTGAACATTCAAGTGCCTTCTTCGGTTCCCGGTCCGGGGTTCTCGATGAATACCGCTCAGCAGTTGTTCAAAGATGAAGACATAGAGAAGTGGTGATCTATGCAAATCGAAGTCAGGACTGAAGAACTTGATAGGCTCGTGAATCAGTATCAGAAAAAGCTCGGTGACTTAACGCCCGTGATGAGGGACAGCGCGAACATCATGCAGTCCTCGGTCCAGAGAAACTTTGAAGAGGGTGGGAGACCCGATAAGTGGCCGGATCTTGCAGAAAGTACGAAGAGACGCAAGATCAAGCATAAGGGAACAGCTTATCCGATGCTCGTGTTCTCAGTCAACGTTCCTTCTTCAAGAGGAGGAATTGGCTATCGGACCAAGAAACTCAGGCAGAGCATACATCCTCAGTGGGGAAAGGACTATGCGAAAGTAGCGACTAACGTTGACTACGCAGTCTATCACCAGGAGGGCTACGGAGTTCCCAAAAGGCCTTTCATGGTCTGGCAAACGCAGGATATTAGAAACATCGAAGATCTCTTCGGGAGGTATCTAAAATGACTGAAGAGCAGCTGATACACGTTAGAGAGACTATTCTGGATTCTTTAGAACAGTTTCTAATTGACGAGAGCCTGGATGAAGTGCTTGAAGTACCACATATTGAGTATGTGAGACACGCGCCGAAATTGGATGTCTGGGACCGTTTCCCAGCAGTCGTGATCTCACCGTCAAGTTCTCAGCCTGTGGAAGGAATCGGTGTGAGAAACCTGCGAGAATTCATGGTTGAAATCACAGCGCTCTTCAAGTCAGAGTGGTTCGACTGGGAAATACAGAGGCAGCAAGTGAGGTTCTCGGGATTCATGCACGCGAAGTGTGGCTCCATTCGTTTCCCCGTGATCGATGGAGAAGTTACAAGGTACTATCTATGCACTTTTGAAGATGAAAGCTATCTAGACTATTCTGAACTGCCTGACTACCAGGTAAAAGCGGTAGGTGTAAGGTTGAAGTTCAGAATCCAATAAAGGAGTGAAGAATTATGGCTCTTACCGGAGCTGATGTATATGCAAGAATCAAAAAAGGTGTGACTACGTACGACTGTGGGCTTGTCTCAGATGCGAAACCCGCTATCAAGACCAGCACGCTTCAAAGAAGCGGCATAGGAAACATAACAAGGGCTAGAATCAACGCACACGACTACGAATGCAGCTGGTCCGGAGATGTGCCGGATGCCACGCTTCTGGCTGCTCTGCTGGTCAAGGACAATGTCTTCGATGTCCAACTCCATGATATAGAACTCGAAGACGCGGTTGTAAAGAGTCTTAGACTCGCCTTCGATGAAAGAAATCCTCTCACATACGCCGTAGACTTCGTCGGTAAGAATATGGACAGCATCACCGCACTCGTGGCGACTGATGTTGAACACGTGAAGGGCTTCTTTGTCATGTCGGATGCGACCATTTCATTTTCCGGCTCAAGCGATACGGTTGTAAAGGTCGATGTGTCTGCCAGCAGAGAAGTCGAACCGGTCCGTGGAGCTTCTCTCGATCCTCAGGACTTCTCCAAAGGGCCCTTCATATTTGAGGGGACGGTCACTGTGTCTCCATCGACTTCGTTTGCCGATGTGCTTGTAGGAAGCTGGCTTCCAACCGACACACCTTTTACACTCTCAGCGGCTTTCTCCGCTCAGTTCTACGACGAAGACGGCGAACCACTTTCATCTAAGACAACGGTTACGATCTCGTGCACTGGAATGGTTGCCAGTGAAACGTCCGTAAATCTCGGAGCTACCGGGCCCATTGAGATCCCGATAAAGATGAGCATCGAAGCCGTTACTGTGTCATAAGGAGGTAATCTATGCCGAAAGCGAATCATGAAATCATTACGCCTTTCTATCGGAGAACCGTGAAGATCGGCGGGTGTAACATAACATTCAAACCCCTCCCCGGTTCGAAAGTCTATCTCTTGAGTCCTGCTCTTAAGCTCGCTCCAAAGCTCGACAAGGGCGGGCTCGATCTCACTTCAGAAGAGATTGACGCCGCTCTTGAACTCTGTGAAGCTGTGATCGATAAATGGGACTTCGGTCCAGAAGGGAAAGAACCTCTCGAAGTCTCAAAGGAAAACATAGGTCTCTTTCCATTCGCGGATCTAATGCTCATCTTCGGAAACGCAATCAGGATGGCATTCCCAAAGGGCGAACTCAGCGATTTTCAGAACGGCTCCGAAAAGGAGCCACAGACGACTACGAAATCTTGATCTGGAAGGTATTTGCGCAATCAGCATGGATGATGGGGAGTCTCCCCTGGGGTTGGGAGACTCCTTTGATTACGATCATAAAACTATGCAAAGCTCAAGGAGAGATGCTGTATGGCAGTAAAAGCTGAAGTCTCAATAGTCCTCAGGGCTATGAACTATGCTTCAGACGAACTGAATAAAGTAAAGCAGCAGACTCAGGGTCTTAGAGAAGTCGGTTCTCAGCTTCAGCAGACCGGTCTCACGATGATGGGCTGGGGTGCTGCCATAGCCGCACCGTTCGGTCTCGCTCTGAAACAATTCATGGGCTTTGAGGAAGAAATGAGAAATGTCAATGCCGTCATGCAGGGTACCGAAGAGGACTTTCAGGCTCTTTCAAAGACAGTAAACGAAGTAGCCATGAACTCCTCTTTTATGACAAGCGAGATCGCATCGGCCGCTTACGCGCTGGCTTCTGCCGGAAAGAAGAGGACAGAGATAGAAGCTATGATAGGGCCTGTCTCGAACCTCGCGGAAGCAATGCATTCCGAATTGAGGCCGACGGCGGAGCTCGTGACTGACACGCTTGACCAATTCGGCATGACTGCGGAAGACGCTGCAAGGGTCGTTGACATATTCGCGACTTCAGTAGGAAGCTCTCCGGAAAATCTGGAAAGGCTCGCGTACGGAATGAGATACGCCGGATCTACCGCTTCGGGATTCGGTTACTCTCTTGAAGAAACAGTAGCAGCCCTGATGGCCTTTGAGACGGCCGGTATCCACGGTGAACAAGCAGGTACCACGTTCAGAAACGCCCTTGCTCGATTAGCTGCGCCGACGAATCAGATATCCGAGGCCTTGCAGAGATATGGTATTACGATCGATCAAGTTAACCCTGCTCAGCACTCTTTTGTTGAGATTCTCGAGACTATGAGAAGGGCCGGGGTCGATACTACCGGAGCATACGAGATCTTCGGCACTGAGATCGGAGGTCGTATGGCCGCCGCTATCGCGACCGGTGCCGATAAGATGAAAGAGTTTACTGCGGTGCTCGAAGATTCAGCGGGAGCAGCCGAGCGAATGAAGGAAGAACAGCTGAGTTCGCTGGCAGGGCAGATGAAGCTTCTGAAGTCCTCTCTCGAATCGCTGGGCAATTCCTTCGCAGCAGTATTCAGGGATGAAGTTGCCAACGTTATCGGCTGGATCAGAGATCTCGCGAACTGGCTAAATAACCTGGATGAAGGCACGAAGCAGCTGATTGTGAACATAGCCAAGTGGGGTTCAATTGTTCTCATAGGGGCGGGAGCCGTCAACTTCTTGACGGGGACTGTGATGAAGACGATCGCATCATTCAAGAACTGGGGAGCGATTCTTGGAAGTGTCACCAAGCTGATTACAGGGAAGGCAGCCGCAGCGGGAGCGGCCGGGCAGGCACTTACTACTCTGTCAGGAACGGCAGCAACTGCCGGTACTTCATTAGCCGGTGTCGGTACCGCTGCAGGTGGTCTAGGTGCGAAGCTGTTGGCTTTCGCGACTGGACCAGTGGGAATAACGATCGCTGCCATCGCCGGTATAACTGCCGGGTCGATTGCTCTGTATAAGGTGATGGACGATCTCTCGAAGGACTGGTTCTCATCTGACCTCGAAAAGGCACTCAACCAGACGAGAGAAGCTGCGGATGGGACAGTCGAGACTATGGAAGAGGTCTCGAGAAGATTCTCAAATCTTTCGGCCACAGCCGAGAGCGAGAGCAGCAGACTGTCAGGAACCATCTCCGGCACTTTCATGCAGTTGCAGGACGCCGTTGAAGGGTTCGATGTCATAAACTCGACGGTTGCCGTGAAGTCGGCTATGAATATGCAGAAGATTGCAGAAGAGGCAGGCTACACAGGCAACGCCTTCAGAGATCTGGCTAAAGAATTCTCTGAAAGTCTGACACTCTCAAGTGACGAAGTCGTTGAAAAGCTCAGAAGAGTGATGGATGAAGTTGACGCAGTCGCTCTGGATACCGAAGCAACGAACAAGAGGATAGCAACAGCCGTTGAAGTGGCTAATCAGTCGATGATAAGTAGTACCAGAGAGACACAGTCTGTTCTCGCTAATCTTTCCGGTTCATACGACGCCGCGGCTCAGTCAATCATTGAAGCTGCGGGTCAACAAGTGAAGGCGATCGATCTCGTTCAGCTGCAGGCCGTGGGTTCTACGGAAGCCTTTGTCACGATGATGGAGAGGCAGAAATCAGCTGCAACAGACGCATCGAATGAGGTAGGACTCGCGCTTGCTCGAG